TAGTTGCACCTGCGGTACGGGGAATACTATCATCTACTAATACCTTATGACCTAAGTAAGTTGGTATCTGTGCATTTTGAGTGCTAACAGGCGTGTAATCAATAAGGTTTTGCTTCTGTAGGTTTTGATACACCACCGAGTGCATAATCATAGCGGTTAGAGTGCTAGCAGCATCGCCCATAGTGCCCGCAGCATCTATGACTGCAGAAGCACTTATCTTATTGGCGGCTGTTGCGTTGTTACCATCGGCGATTGCGATATCGAGCGTCATATCCGCCGAGTCGTTTGCAGTGTTATCAGCGAATACACCGGTAACCAAGTCTAGTAACAAAGACTGCATTCGACGTGCCCAGAAGTCCGCTACCAAATCCCCAATCTGTCTGATAGGGTCATCGCCAGACAAACTTGCCGCTAGGTCATTAGCCCCCCAAGATTTACCACGCATAAACAGCACTGCTACGTCCTGGCTTGCTGTAATTCCAGTCGCAGTTAATCCGGATGTATCACTCAATACTTCATCTACGCCGGTTAAATCATTCCAGAACGGCATGTTTATTAACTTGCCGCCAGTTTGCGCAAGTTTGTCAAACATCACATCATTTTGAATAATTCCACCGGTATAGAGTTTAGCAAGCTCCGTAGATCGTTCTGTAGTGTAGGGATCGAATACACTAGGAACAATAACGTCTGCTATTCTAGTAACTGGCATTTTTTATACCTCTTTTTTTAATTTAGCTGCAAGCGTTGGATCTGCTTTTAAAATCCTGGCCTGCTCTGTGAGATTAAGTGATTCTCTAGACCATGGGTTTTTGATTGGTTCATTGGCTTCTTTAGGCTTCTGATACCCAGATCCATGCGGGCCTCCCTTTGTAAGATACGGCTTTGATTTAGCGAGCGTAGCAGCTGCTTCGTCAAGTGGTATAGTCCTACCCTCAGACGTCCTGAAAACGAGCTTGTCCCCGTCCATTGTTGTACCATTTTCGAGGTATACGGACACAAGATCACTATCAATCCATTCGTGGGCTCCAATAGCCTTTCCAATCGCGTTCTCACGCAATACTTTTTTATACAGCGCGACAGCTTCCTCGTGGTCTTTTTGCTTTTTAGCAAGAGCGCTCTCAAGCTTCTGGACACGGGAATCTGTATCAGTGGGTTTTTTAGAGTTAGTGAGTGAGTCAATGTAGTTACGCAAATTAGTTAGAGTTTCAGGATCTAGCTTATCGGCTAAAATTTCTATATCCATAATATTTCCTATTGTGTTATCCTTATTTTTATATTATACTAATAATTAATTATGTCAAGTACTTTAAAGGATCTTCATGAATATTTCTACTGCTAGATTCAAATTTATTGCAAATGCTCTTAATGGATCCGGTGGATTTAAGGACGGCAGTTATATTATTAAGTATCCGCGCGAGAGTGATGAAAAATATGAACGCAGAAAAGAGATAGCCTGGTATGTTAATGACTTAAAAGAAGCGTGTTTGCGTTTTGTAGGCTATCTATCAAGAAAATCACCATCTAGAATTCTTAATAATGACCTGCTCGATTTATTCGCACAAGATTGTGATTGGCAAGGCAACTCGCTCGATGTGCTCTGGTCTGATTTTACCATAGATGCTAAGGCCAGGGGTATTATGTTATTGTTAGTTGATATGCCAGCAGCTAATCAGGAAACTGATCGAACATTCCCATACATCGCAAGCATAGTGCCAGAGATTGTAGATAAGTATGAAGTCAATGAACGCGGGCTTATTACATGGATAGAAATAACCGGAACCACAATAGTAGACGGCAAAACCGTTGATATTTTACGTGGATGGGATATTACAAAATGGTGGGTTAGGAAAGGCACTACTTTTCTATCACAAGGCGACCATAATCTTGGTGTTTGTCCAGTTATTTCCTTTGCAGAGTCAACTTTTCCACTTGAAGGATCGTTTGCTCAAATAGCTGACGTTAGCAAACGTTTATATAATGCCAGAAGTGAATTGGATGAAATACTGCGTTCGCAAACATTTAGCATCTTAACCTACCAAACTCCACCACAGCAAATGATACCGCTTGACGTGGCAACAGTTGCTGGTCAAATAGGAACCAATAACATGCTAATTCACTCTGGCGAAACTCCTAGCTTTGTTGCACCACCAAGCGGGCCTTCGGATATTTACATTAAAGTTATCGCTGATTTACAAGATAAGATAGGCAGCATAGGTCATATCCTTGAGCCAATCGCAGGCGATACTGGTATAGCGCTTAATTACAAATTCCAACAAATTAATAGCGCTTTATCACAATGGGCTACTAAGCTATTGGACACTGAACGTAAAATTTGGGATTTAGTTTGTTTATGGCTCGGTCTTGAAAATAAGACTCAAATAAGCTGGGAGCGTGATTTTAGTACCACTGATTTAACAAATGAATTGAATATATTAGCTGCCATGCAAACTGGCGGATTTTCTATAGAAACATTAGGAGCGATGCGAAAACGGATCCTAGGGCTTGCCTTCCCTGCTATCCCAGACGAACAAATGGCAGAGCTTATGAATGCAGAAGACCAAGCTTCTGTTAATCAAGATGTTTTACCTACGGATAATAGCAATGCAAATAACGCTATCAATTAATACTTCTCAATTAGCTAATCTTAGAAGCTATGTTGAAACAGTCCGTAAAAAGCTATTGTTAGTAGGCAAGCAAACCGCTTTTAACGAAGCTAAACGGCGCATTAAATCCCATGAAAAAACCGGCAGACTTACATCATCTCTTGAATGGGAGAATATTCCTACCGGAGTTAAAATTTATAACGATAGGCAATCAGCTTTTTATGCCATATTTGTTCATGACGGAACCAGGCCACATTTAATTCCTAAACATCCAATGCCAAATCCAATAACTGGTAAAAAAGCATTGCGTTGGGTAGGAAAAAATGGCTTGCCAGCGTTCGCTAGGCAAGTTAGGCACCCAGGTTACAAAGGAGATCCATGGATGCAATTTGCTATGGATAAAGCATTCGAGGCTATGAAAAATGTCAAATTATAGTGATTCTTACTTAAGTTCGCTTGTTACCACTGATAGGCAAAATAGGGCAATAAGTGACGTAGATTTAATAGGAACATTTAATACGTCATGGCGTGATAGGTTAATAGTATTGCGCACTTACATTCTTATTTGCCAAGAATCAGTAGCTAATAGCGATGATATTTTCAGTAAAAAGCTACAAGTATATAGCGACGAGTTTAATAAATTGCTATCTCTGGCCAGGGCTGACTCGACTGGTGAATCAGTTTTCGCATCTATAGGATTATACCGTGCTTAGTTTTTTCGATGTTTTAATTGGTATAAAAAACGCTGTTGCATTAATAAAAGGAGTTAATACATGCAATATTGGCATGGAGCATACGATTAATGCTGCTGATTATCCTATGGTAAGAATAGTACCAAGCATTATTAAAATTGATTTAAGAGTGCCGCGTAGACAATCTATGGATATCATAGTTTATTATGGTGATTTATTGCATGAATTTGAAGGTAATGGCTTACAAGATAGCTATGCTTATTTTTTAGATATGGATGCTAAAATAAGAAACGCTATCGTTCCCGGCCAAGGTTGGTGCGCCGAATGGATTGATACCACCATGGACGAGGATAGATTGCCAGGCTATAAACTATTCGCAGCCAGATATTCTATAAACTGATATGCGTAAAAAAAAGGATACTAAAACTGATAACTTGTTTATAGACGACCCACCAACAGATGTGGTACATGACATAAAAATCACCACTACTAAATCTATAAGCAATATTATTTATAATATTTATTCTTTACATTATCCACTTGAGCCTAAAGAATTAATGGACGCTATAACCGCTCTTACCAAAGCATGGGATTTATACGAAAGAGTTAATATTGGTGATAAAAAAGATGTTTTAGTTACATGGGGTGACCATTTTGTATAAAGTTACTTTAATGCCATTACATACAGGACAACAAACTGTTTTAGATAGCAATGCCAGGTTTAAGGTTATACGCGCAGGCAGACGTTGGGGTAAAACTCAATTAGCGTCATACTGGCTTACATTACTGCCTGGTGGTGCTATACAAGGCTATCCAGTAGCATTTTTCAGCCCTAAATATAAGTTACTACTTGATGTTTGGGCTGATGCTGTTCGTTATCTAAAACTAGTTATTGCCAAACATAATCGCACTGACATGCGAATAACACTAAAAACTGGCGGCATTATTGATTTCTGGACACTAGAGGATATTAATGCTGGCCGAGGTAGAAAGTATAAGAAAATTGTTATTGACGAGGCGGCTCATGCCCCACACTTAAAAGAGATATGGGAGCGGGCCATATCACCTACACTCACCGATTACAAGGGCGAAGCTTGGTTTATCTCTACTCCAAATGGAATGAATTTTTTCAGTGAGTTATACAATAAAATAGGTAACGATTGGCAATCTTTTCATATGCCAACTAACATAAATCCATATATTCCAGCAGAAGAAATCGAATCTCGCAGGCTTGAGATGCCGGAATTAGTATTTAAACAGGAATATTTAGCAGAATTTGTTACATTTGGGGCCGGATTAGTAAAGCCGGAGCATATTCGATATGCAGATCCACCATATGGGAGCAAACTAACAATGGGAGTAGACTTAGCAATATCTGAAAAACAAAGCGCTGACTGGACAGCTATAGCTATAGTAGCGTTAGATTTGACTTCTGGAATTGTTTACATTAAAGAGATAGAAAGATTCAGGGCGGGATTCGCAGCGGCCAAGGATCGAATTATAGCCGCTTACATGCGACACAAACCCAGCGTTGTTGCAATTGAATCTACGCAGTATCAGTCCGCCATGGTACAAGAGATAGCGCGTACGACTCAAATTCCAGTTTATGGCATTAAACCTGATAGGGATAAAGTTACTAGATTTGCTCCGTTAATAACTAGGTATGAACAAGGCTTAGTTAGACATAGCCAGTCAGGAGTGCCAAGTTGGTTTTTAGACGAGGTAACTTCATTCCCAGAAAACGAACATGACGATGGCGTGGACGCAGTAGGATACGCTTATGCTGCTCACTCTAAATTCCCAACGCAACAAATTATAGGCAACATACCGAGGCTATAATATGGATGAACAAGATACTAAATATAATAAAATTCAAATAGCAGTACAAAACCTTATAAATGTAGCTGCCACTGATTATTTTAATACGGTAAAAAACGCTGTTGGATTAGATAGAATAAAACAAATAAAAGCGGCTGGAAAAGTTTTTAGAAACGAAATACTTAAATCATTAGCTTGGGGAATGGAGCAAGTTGCTGCTCTTGAAGAAGCTAAGCCAGTTACTATTAATATGATGAAGTATTATCACATAGGTAAAACTACTTTGTCAAGCACTTTATACACAAATTCTGCACAAGTTGAAATTAATGCTGTTAATACTATCCGAAATCATATTAAGTATTTTCATGATGTTAGAAAACTTACCCTAGAATTATATGAAGGCTATGATTTCAAACCTATTACAGAGGAAGTGCTTCAGATAAAAATCCCTAGGTTACCTATCTACATGTCAGACGCAGTTTTAGCTAGAGATATAAATTCATTAATGCATGACATAGCAAGTAAACAAGCTAGTGGCCTTAAAAGCGATATGTTGCGGGCCACTTATCTTAAAATATTAGATGATATTGAAAATGGCAGAGGCGACAAGGTTTTACAAAAAGCTATTAAGGTTGCTATAGAAGAAAAGTCTAGGTACTACGCATCCAGGATTGCGAAAACCGAGTTACACCGCACCAGAATAAAGCAATTAGCAAGGCAGTATGTGGCAGATAATGATGTGCAATATGTGCAAGTAGAATTGAGTGGCTCGCATCCTAAAGTCGATATGTGTGATATATTTGCTAAACAAAATCGTTATGGTGTGGGGCCAGGTGTTTACCCTACTAATTTATGCCCAGCACCGCCATTCCACCCGCACTGTAGATGTTCGCTTACCCCAAGATGGGATTTATACGGAGCAACGGAAGGCAAAGAAAATAAGCATGCTGCTACAGATTTAATAAAGGACGTGGGTTACGAGGAAGGATTACAAATGGCAAGCACGGAGGCCGGTTTGCAATTAATAAAAAAAGGCATGGATTACCATGCCCTTTTCGATTCACGTGTTAAATATTCAGAATATAAACTAAAGACTATTCTTGATTTTTCTCAAGAGCGTTAAGAATAGCAGCCCTGGTTTCAAAAGTATGGTACCACCCGCTGTCTCCACAGTATTCATCGATATCGTCTATGCATTCCTTAGCAGAGGCTAATATCAAGGTTTCTAATCTAAAAACCTCGTTTTCTAATTTCTTAGCAATCTTTTTAGCCCGCTTTTTATTCCGCTTGTCCATAAGACTTAATACCAAAGCCAATTCAGGATTATTAACTGCTAAGGCAGTCAATGCTTGTTTAAATTCGCTCATTTTGCTCTCCACGATTGTGGCCATCCTTGGCCTTGTTTTATTAAATATTGTTTAACGAAAGCAAATCTGCCTCGCCTTGGAACCTATCAATCAGCGACTCATCAGGATCAAACATAACAAATTCGACATCAAGACCCCTATTCAATAAAGAATTAGACAGAATATTAACAACTTCATCATACTTTGCTTCAGAATCAACAAATGAAACAACAACCGATTTCGCGCTGCGGTTAAACTTTAAGGTTATCATTTTACTCTCCTGTTATATGGTTCGCACCTTGCTTACCATTTAGATATGATAAAACAATAAAATTCTATTGTCAACTCTTTTTTTAAAAAATATGTTG